GGTGTCAATAGACATTTTGCAACTAATGTTAGACTGCAAGAAGATATCTCTGTGTATGCAAGTATAGACGGTGTAAAACAAGAAGTTACATTCGGAGAAGACAGTTCTAATAGTAATTTAGTTGTAGATTTTGATACAGCACCTCCAGAAGATAGTTTAGTTTATATTGCATTATTTGCTGGAAACTCTATTGTAAACTACAGTCAATTAAAGAAAGATACATTCTTAGGAGATGGTATAGAGACTGATTTTGAATTAAGTTCAGCGCCGTTTTATAGTAAACCGACACAATATAACTTGATAGTCAAAGTAGACAATAATATTTTATCGCCTGGATATAATATTCAATATACAATACCAGAAAATAGACAACGAGAATATGCCCTTGAAGTTTTCCAACAGCCTTCAGGATCACTACTTACAACTGATATTGTAGTATTCTTAAACGGATCTCTAATAACTGTAGAAGCATTAGAATGGCGATTTGATATTGCTAATAGTAGTGTTGTACTAGCAGACGATGTAGGAAATCCAGGAGACTCCTTAGAAATTTATGTTATTACTGACGGAGAGTATACATTAACAAGTCCAACTACAGTAACATTAACAAATCCTCCTGCTGATGAAAGCGAAATAGAAATATATCAATTTAGTAATCACGATATATTAGAAATAGAAAGAATGAACTATGATGTAGTTTCTAGAACAACATTAAATGTTGATAGTAATGATTATATTACATACAATAGGCTTACAGTAGGTGAGATAGAACTTCGTAAACCGGCGATCGATTCTAAATATGTATGGGTAATAAAAAATGGCACATTATTGTCAGCTGAAGTTGATTATACACTCAACGAAGTAAAAGATAAAGTAATACTAAAAGAAACTCCACAACCCGATGATGTTTTAGATATTATGCACTTTACAGCTGAAGCAAGTGAAAGTAAATTTGCTTATAGACAATTTAAAGACATTTTAAATAGAACACATTTTAAAAGATTAGATGCTGCTGCAACAACACTTGCAGCTCCATTGAATCAATATGATTTACGCATCGAACTAGTAAGTGGAGAAAATCTTTCTGAACCAAATAAGTCTCAAAATTTACCAGGTATAATTTTTATAGATGGTGAAAGAATAGAATACTTTGTCAAGGAAAACAATATACTAAGACAATTACGCAGAGGTACACTTGGAACAGGAATAAAAGATGTTCATAATATAGGTACAAAGGTTTACGATCAAAACATAAGTAAAACAGTTCCTTATAGAGACACTTCGATAGTTCAAAACTTTACAAGTGACGGATTAAGTAGAGTCTATCAAGTTACAGATCCAACTGCATTTATCGACGAACTTGAGGTTTTTGTAGGCGGCAAACGTATGGACAAACAAGAAAAGAAAAGATATCTACCAATATTTGAACAAGATAGTCCAGAAGGTGATGTGACAATTGATCCTGACGTGAAGTTTGACCCTGTAAGCCAAAGCATTGTTTTACGTGAAATTCCAATTGAAGGAACTGTAATAAGCATTGTTAAAAAGCAAGGTAAATTATGGACACAAAACAACGAAACATTAGGAGAGTCGGACAATAGTATAAGTAGATTCTTACGTGCAGGAACATCTGAACTGCCTGAATAAATACAGTATAGGAAAATCAAATGAGCGATAAAATGCAAGACAACAGCGGAATACTAGTGCAAGGACATATAAAAATATATGATCCCGAAACACAACAAGTTTATATTAATAAACGTAATGCAATTCATTATGAAAATATGAGTATTGCATTAGCAGAGAGTTTAGCTAACCAAGGCCAAGGATTTATAAATGAAATGGCTTTTGGCAATGGCGGAACTAGTGTTGATCCTACTGGTATAATTACATATTTGACACCAAATAGTACTGGTTCAAATGCTACATTATATAATCAAACATATAAAAAAGTTGTAGATGAACGTAGTGTTAACAATACTGATCCTGTGCGTAACAAGACCGAAGTAAGACATTTAAGCGGTGTAAACTACACAGACATTTTAGTAAGTTGCTTGTTAGATTATGGTGAACCAGATGGCCAAGATGCATTTGATACAGCATCAAGCCAAAATAACGCCTATGTATTTGACGAGTTAGGCCTTAGAAGTTATTCTGCAGACGGCGAAGGTAGACTTTTAACACACGTAATTTTCCATCCTGTACAAAAATCTCTCAATAGACTAATACAAATTGATTATACGGTACGTGTACAGAGTTTGGCAGGGTAAGGAGTAGATAATGGCATACGAAATTAGATACACCGATAGTGTTAACAAAGGAAGTATTGTTATTGAAGACAATACATTAAACCAAGAAACATCTTTATCTTATCCTGGCAAAGGATATACAGGATATGGTGCATCTGTAAATGAAAACTTTTTACATCTATTAGAAAACTTTGCAAATGAAAATGCACCTGAAAGGCCTGTCGAAGGACAATTATGGTATGATATTAGTGACGGAGTTAATCAACTTAAATTGTATGATGGCACAACTTGGGTTGCAGCTAATGGTGTAAAAAAAGCAACAAATGAACCAGATGTAGCAAACTCAACAAGGGGAGATCTTTGGGTTAATACTGAAACACAGCAGTTATATTTGTTTACAGGCGCAGGCTGGATTTTAGTTGGTCCGGACTTCAGTGATGGATTACTTACCGGCGGCCAGACAGAATCTATTGTCGGCATTGATGATGCAACTTATAGTGTTTTTGTTATTAAGGTGCGAAATAATAATGCAATAATAATTAGTAGTCAAGCATTTACACCAAAAACATCAATACCAGGATTTCCGACTATAGGTGCTGGTATAAATCTAAGCTCTAGTCCATTAGTTGGTACAGAAGTGTTAAAATATTTTGGCGTAGCAGAAAAAGCAGATGCTCTTGTTATAGGCGGCCAAACTATACCTGCAAGTAATTTTTTACGTGCTGATTCCGAAACGTCATCTAATTTTAAACTTAATGTAAGAAATGATGATGGTGTTTCTATAGGTTCTAGTGGACAGTTAAGTTTGCAGGTTGAAAACCAAAGTGCAGTTATACAACAAAATAGTAGTGGTGCATCTTTAGATGTAAGAATGTTAAATGGCACTACATATTCAAATGTTTTAAGAGCAGACGCAAGAGGATTAATTGGTATTAATACTGCTGCACCTGAAGAAGAGTTAGATCTAAAAGGCACGTTAAAAGTTAATTCAAGAACAGGTGATCCTACTACAGGGCAAATATTAATCGATACAACATTTCAAGCAAATGATCTCAATACAGGAACACTTGTTACAAAAGGTGGCGCAGCAATTGGTAGAAACTTATTTGTTGGCGGCGACTTGTCAATGGGAACCGGAGACGGTGCAGGAGTAATTACTTCCGGCAATATTGTTCCTGATGGCAGCGGCACACGTAATATCGGTAGTAGTACTTCGAAATATGAAGAAATACACGCTACAACTTTCTTTGGAAATATACAAGGTAACGTCAGTGGCACAGTAAGTGGTAGAGCAGGGTCTGCAGATAAATTGGCAACAGCAACTACATTTCAAGCTACGGGAGATGTAGAAAATGTAAGTTTCGAGTTTGATGGACAAACAGGAGGAACTAACAAGACATTTAATTTAAGTATATCAAACAGTTTTATTTCTAATAAAGATTCATTACCTTTTTCAAGCAATGAAGACGAAATACTAATCAATAAATTAAATACTAGTGGCGGTTACACATCCGGCGTTTATAAAGTTAAGAAAAGTACTTTTCTAAACACAATCCCTTTAGTTCCTGCAGGTGTAATTGTACCATTCGGGGGTATAGCATTACCTAATGGTTGGTTATTTTGTGACGGAGCAGTAGTTAATATTGCAGATTATAGCATACTATTTGAAGCTATTGGCTATTCATTCAAAGATAGAACTTTACTTGCAAATAATGGCGCAACAACTTTTGGCTTACCTGACTTTAGAGGTAGATTTGCACTAGGTTTAGATAATATGAATGATACATCTGCTAACAGAGTAACATCTCAGGCAGCAGATCAAATTGGCGGAAATGCAGGAGCAGAAGAAATAACAATTAGAGATACTAATTTGCCTGAGCACGAACACGATTTAGAAGGACCTAGCGGTAACCAATACTATGCAATTAGAGAAGCAGCAGGAGAACCTTCTGATGATAATGCAATTACATTAACAGTAGAACCAGGATTAGGCGGCACACAGGGTCTTTCATCTAGCGGCGGCGTAGATGGAGGTGGTGTCACAGGAACGGGTGACTTTAGAAATTTAGGTACAGAGGAAAATCCGGAATTTGTAGGTGCACCATTGAATATTATGAATCCTTATCTAGCTGTCAATTATATAATTTATACTGGACAATAAAATGAGCTATCAACTTAATAAAACAGACGGAACTATACTTACAGACTTAGTAGATGGTCAAATAGATAACACTACTACAAATTTAACGTTGGTAGGAAAAAATTATACTGGTTACGGCGAAGCATTTAACGAAAATTTTATAAGGTTGTTAGAAAGTTTTTCAAGTACGTCTGCACCAAGTAATCCGTTAGAAGGTCAAGTATGGTGGGATAAAAGTGATAAAAGACTTAAAGTTTACGACGGACAACAGTGGAAAGCATCTGGCGGCCCATTTGTTCAAGACGAATCGCCTACTATGGTAGCAGGAGATTTATGGATAGACAATCTTAATAATCAATTTTATGCTTATGACGGTACTGATTTAATATTAGTAGGTCCTGGATATACAGCTACACAACAAGAAACAGGATTCAAAGTAGAAAGTATTCTTGATACTCAAAGTAGATCGAGAACTATTGCAAGTCTTTATATAGGAGGGATAATAGTCGCTGTGGTTAGTGAGCTAGAATTTACTCCTACTTATAGTCAAAGAATTACAGGATTAATTACTGATGCAAACCCTGATGGTATTATATATAAAGGGTTTAATATTGTAGATAAAGACAATTTTAAATACCGAGGTATTGCTGAGTCTGCTAATGCTCTAGTAACAGCAGGTGGTGTTGTTAGAACAGCAGACTCATTTTTACCGTCAACATCAAATGGCACAACTACTGGAACACTGACTGTATCAAATAATGGTGGTATTACATTAGGTTTATCACAAAACGTTGTGCAGCGTATAGTTGGTCCTAGATTCTATATAGAAAATCAAATTACAGACGAAGATATTAGTTTACGTGTTAAGTCTAGTCAAGCAGGAAGTGTTACAGTAGATGCAATTTATATTGATGCAAGTACAGAACGTGTAGGTATTTTTACAAAAGATGCAACAGGTACTTCGTCTAGATTGCCTGAGTATACTTTAGATGTCGACGGTGACTTAAGAGTAACAGGAAACTTGCTAGTTGAAGGTGAAACTACAAGTATAGATGTTGCTACATTAAGAGTAGAAGATAAAAATATCGAACTTGCTAAAACATCAGACGGAACAGTTGTAACAGGGGCTAATGCAGATGACGGCGGCCTAATACTATCTACTTCTGATGTAGGCGATAAAAATTGGACTTGGATAAATGCTACAAATGCTTGGACATCAAATGTAAATGCTGATTTAAGCGATAATTCAAAGGCCTACAAAATAGGCGGCCAAGATAAACTTACTAACGATAGTTTATCTAATATACTGTATGCAGATGATTTAGTTAGAATAGGGACATTAGTAGAGTTAAATGTCGACGATATAAATTTAGATGGCGCTACTATAACAGCATCTCCCTCTGCAGGAACATTTGCTATTGTTTCAAATAATGGCATAAACATCACAGCAGCAGGTGATATTGCAGTTCAAGATTCACAAAAAATAACAGGAATCGCTGATCCAACAGATCTTCAAGACGCAGCAACGAAAAACTATGTAGATAGTTCAATTGCTGAAGAGCCTATTGTGTTTAGTATGGATATTACAGGATTAGGAACAGGAGCAACATTGGAAAATAATGTTGCTACTATTATACAATCTATGTATCCTGCACACACTATTAACATAGGAAAAAATGCAAAAGTTCACGCTACATCTTATGCTGGAGCAATAGTAGAAGGTATAGACGTTAGTGTAACTTTATCACCAGATACGTCTGGTGTATTAACAAAGTCTGCACTAGATGTAGACTCAAATGGAACACAAAATGAATCAGTTGTACAAGATATTGTAGCATCTAACACTGCAAGTGGTAATGTTATACTTACACCAACAAGGACACTTATGACTTTCTCATCAAATGGAACAACTTGGGATCACGTAAGTACAACATCACCTTATTCATTTTAAACGAATAAATAACATATAGCACTAGGGGTTAACAAGAATGGCTTACCAAATAGATAGATTTAACAATACTATATTAACCAATGTAGAGGATGGTACTTTAGATCAAACAACAGATCTTAAGTTTATAGGTAAAAATTATGCCGGGTACGGAGAAATACAAAATGAAAACTTTTTGTATCTTTTAGAAAACTTTTCAGGTACAGTTGCTCCGCCAAGACCATTAAGCGGACAAATTTGGTATGACAGTGCTGCTACAAAATTAAAATTCTATGATGGTAATACTTGGAAAACATCCGGAGGTGCTAATGCATCTGATTCTCAACCCACTGGTTCAACTGTTGGCGATTTTTGGTGGGATACAGGTAATGATCAATTATATGTGTATAATGGTGCAGTTTATGTGCTGATTGGTCCTCAAAACGCAGGCGAAGGACTTACACAAATGGTCAGCCTTGATATTTTAGGACTTGATGGCGAAACATATACTTGTATAGCTTCTACTGTAGAAGATGAAGTTGTTACCATCATAAGTGCAAAAGATTTTTCTATTGATCCTAGTAATGCTATTGCCGGTTTTGACACTATTAGAAAAGGTGTTACTTTAAAATGGACACAATTAGTTGATAATGGTGTGACAAATAGTGCAGGAATTCCTGATAGAGATTATGAGTTCCACGGTACTGCTTCTAATGCAGCTAAATTAGATGGAAAAGCAGCAACTGAATTTTTATTAAGGGATGGCGCAACATTTACTGGTGTAACAAATTTTCCTAACGAAGGTATAACAATAGGAAATAATAATGAATTTAGAATATATGTTGCAGATAACAATGGAATATTAGAAAATAGTTTACCTACACAAAGTATAATTTGGAGAGTAACTAATAACTTAGGAACTACACAAGAAGTTGGGCGTGTTGATTCTATAGGAATTAAACCTGGTTCTGATAATTCTTTTGATATAGGTACTGCTGATCTTAGATGGAACGAAGTATATGCAACAAATTTAAGAGGAACAGCAGACAACGCAGATAAATTAAAATATGCAACAGGCCAATATGCAACAGGAAGTCAATTGCTTTCTAATAATACTGTTGCTGTGCGTACAGCAGACGGAAATATTGTTGCTAATTTGTTTCAAGGTACAGCTACACAGGCTAGATATGCTGACTTAGCAGAAAAATATACTACCTGTTGTGAATGTCCTGTAGGAACAGCAATGGCAGTAGGCGGAGATGAAGAAACAAGGCCTGCAAAAACTAGCGATTTGTGCATAGGTGTTATTTCAGAAAAACCTGCTTATTTAATGAATTCAGAAGCAGACGGCCAAGCTATTGCTTTGAAAGGAAGAGTTCCAGTAAGGGTAAAAGGACCAGTGTCCAAAGGTCAAGCTGTATATGCTTGGGATGAGGGAGTTTGTACTACTATACAATCAAATGCTTTAGTCGGGATTGCATTGGAAACAAGTAACGATGAAGATGAAAAATTAGTAGAATGTGTTCTAAAAGTATAAGGAATTGTTATGGCTAATATCCAAGCAGCTGATATTAATAACCTGCAAAATAGGATTGCGTTAGTATATGGAGAAGGATCGGGCCAAAATGGCTACGGACAAACATTAGCCAGTTCTCAAGTCAACGCCACAGACGGTATTATTAGAGCTTCTGACATAAACAACATTTATACAGATATCTTGAATGCAAGGGTCCACCAAGTAGGACCAGGCGATTTAAGTATTGCAAGGGTTACTGCCAATTTAAATACAATTGCTGAAGACACAAGCCAATTTGTTAATGATGCTGGTTTAGTTTCTACAGATCCTGATGGCGAATTAAAAGGATTTGAAGATTTTGAAGATTTAATATCTCAAGTAGAATCAGATAAATTTAATATTCATCCTTCACAGGCTGAGCAAAAATTAGAGTTGACTGACAATAGATCTGCAAGATGGAATGATATAATATCACACATTTTTACAGTAACTTTTGATGATGCTAAT